TTTTAAGCTCTGATTGTAGGCCGTCTGGTACTTGCCCTGGTTCGGGTCTCGTTCCCTGATCGCATTCTCCCAAACTTCACCGGCTAAGTTAACTTTAATTCGGTGCAGTCTTATGCGTTCTGCAATCGAGCCATCGTCTAAAGTTTCAATTACAATCGGAGCGAGCCTGCGTCGTTCATCTTCTCGGGCCTGTCTCCAATCCAGTGCAGCTTGAATTGAGTCGGTCGGCATCCCATCCTTTTTTAAAATTGTTATGCGCGCAACCGATACGCCAAGTGCTGACGCTATCTGTCCGTGAGTGGGTTTTTCGCTTGCCATTTTAGCCGTTTGGTAAATGCTTAAATTTGGTCAAAATTATTTGCGTTTTTTCCCCGTGGTGGACAAGCCACGCCTGAGTTTTGGGCTTCGAAAGAGATTCCTTAGTAGGGTCTTTGCCTTCTCTGGCAACGGCTTGAGAGCGTTTCTATCCTTTGGCATAGGTCGCATACGCACTCGCGATAGGATGCCAGGGCTAACGAGCGATGCACGATGCAAAATCTTTTTAGCGCGCACTGATATTGCCTGCTTAGTCAGTCCCATCTGATTCGCCAATTCATTCTCGGTCAGGCAGTCAGGCATCTGCAATACAATCTTAACTAACTCCCAGTGGTGAACAACCGCGTCATCAGTCGATGAGCCAAGCATAGCCAGCACGTCGCGTATAATCTCCGATACTCGCTCGCCTGTCACCCAAGTCTCTTCAGTTATCTTATCTGCTTCTTTGCGTGGATCATGCGAACCAAAGTCTGCACTGTTCTCGTACACCGGGAATGAGTGACGAGGTAGCGCCATCTCACGATACGGCCCGCATCCAGCATCACGCATCTTCTTCTGCTCATCCTTGCTCAGTGAAAAGAAATACTTGTCATAGACTTTCTCTTCAGCCCTGCCTTCTCTCAGCTGATACGTCGGTCGTTGATGTTTATTCTTCGGCACTAACGCACACTCTATTGCGTACCATCATCTTGCAACAGTGTTAAGTTTATCCACTTCCCTAAGCCTGCATCGAACGAAATAAAGCCATAGCGTCTAAGCCTACGGATCATAGAGTCGTGTTTCTTTCTTTTTCCTTTAGGATTATAATATCTAAGAGTTAATATAAATTCTATAAGTTCCTCGGGTGTTAATTGGTAAGGTTGTTTCTTTAGCACAAATAGTAAGTTGTTCTTTTTATCTATGCTTTTCTTTTGTGCAGCTATAGTTGCTATTCGTTGTATTTGTGCAGACTTATCAGGATTTTTCTTATGGTAAGTTCTACGAGCATTTGCCCCGGCAAACTTTATTTTGTATTTCATTGGTTGGAATTTAGAGGTTCGAATAGCCCGAGTGTAGCGAAAGGGCGTAATGAGAACCCTTACCTTTATGGTAAGATGGATTGTCAGAAGGATTGTCAGAAGGATTGTCACCCATAGGAATTAAGGTATAATTTGGTCTAGTTGATAGTCTGGTATGCTATACGCTATCAGAACGCTTCCTTGACCCCTTAGCGTTGCTGGAATGGCCCACTGGCAAAGTACCTTGGGTGTTCTTTTGCTTAGCCTGTTCCTCGTGAGATAATGTACCGTCATCGTATTCCCACTTAATCTTACCCTCAATACGTGAATGTCTAACCATTATATCGCCTTTGAAGTCACCTTTGAAGTCTTTCATTCCTGCCCTACCCCTGCGTTTAGTTAAACTGAATTTAAATACAGGGTCTTCTCCTGGCTGACGAACAAGGACACCGACCTCACGGACATAGTTAACTAACTCGGATGCACCAGCCCCTGAGTATGCTAAATCGGCGATGGTCTGGCCTTCCTTATCATTGGCTGACTTAGGCTTGGTCGTATGGTGTATCGCTACGAGTATGCACCCAGTATCCTCAAGCACCCTAGCAACACCGTGACGCAGGAAGTCGGTCATCTGCTTCTGATCGGCTACTTCAATGCCGGCAAACGAAAGCAGTGGGTCGACGAGTATAACATCAGCTCGATGCAACTCAATCAGCGTGCGCATAGATTCTAGAAACTTATGGCCAACTGAATTAGTATCGCGATAGATAAAAAGGTTCTCATCTAAGTTTCTTTGATCGGGTGGATATAAATCCATACCGCCTGTAATGTCCTGATAGGCTTCGGCTACATCACCGAGGTCATTTTCCGCTTGTAGCATCACCACGCGTAATGGTCGCTTTGCCTTGATACCGAAAAATTCCTTGTGAGTGCATAAAGAAACTAAAAACTGCATAGCGAACGATGACTTGCCCACGCCTGACTGCGAGACCAGCAATAGTGACCCGCCCTTGCATAGCCAGCGATTACCGATGACCGTGTTCGGGTCTTCCTTACGTTCAAATGTTTTCATTGCCTCGATGTTCATTAGCATCGGCCCAACTTTCTTCTCGCGTTTGATTAGGCTCTTGAGCGTGCCTTCGTTGTAAGCGATTAAAGATTCAGGGTCGGCGTTCGGATCAGAGGCGAGTCGTTGGACGTGTTCGGCATTGATGGCGATTGTACGTAGAGCTGCGGTTCGTTTTATCTCATCGCTCCAAGCCTGGTTAAGTCGTGATTCTTTTACCTCGCTTGTAAGTTCATTAATGTAATGTGCCTGCACCGTTGAGTTGTTTGCTCGCAGTGCGTTGAGTACGACTAACTCGTCGGGGTGATTACCTTGCTCGTTTATTTGTTTAATGCAGAATGCAATCTCTTGGTGGATTGGTTCAAAGAAGTCGGCAGGCGATAGGTCTTTGATATCGAGACCATCACGGATCACAACGCCGAGCAGATAGCGTTCGGCATAAATTGCAGAGGGGAGTTTTAACATAGGGTTGTTGGGAGAGTCGTTAGTGTCGGCAGTTGGGTTGCCGTTCAAGATAATTATTTATCGTCGCGTTTCCAGTATATCGAGTTCGAGTAACGGAGTGGCTTCCATTGAGCGAAGTCCGGTAAGTAATGCAGTTTGGTTTTAATCAGGCCCGTGCAGGCGTATTGTATTTTCTCAACGCGGAATTGTAAGCTGTGTTTCTTAGCGTACGCGTCGACTGCGTCTTTACTTACTTGAAAGTGATTGGCTATCTCTTGGCGCGTAACCCATTTAGCGGGGAGTTTATTTTTACCTTTGGCTTGTGCTATGCCTTCGAGTGCCTGGTGCAAACGATTGGCGAGTTTGTTAATGTCGCGGTTCATTTCTTCGGTGACCAGATATTCAGATCAGACTGCCAGACCCAATTCTTTCCAACGCGATGTGCCAGCCATACTTTCCAATCGTTGCCGTCGATGTAGCCATAAGCAAAACCGTGACCGTGTCGGCTCGTCGCTAATCTCATCGAGCTATAAGCCATATCGTCGGTACGACAAAGGCAACCAGCGGAGTAAGCTGCACCGCCTCCGTGCTTCTGTAAATTAACTTGTTCAAGTCGGTGAATGTGTCCGCAAATAAAACCGCCACCAGTGTCCGCGTAATGTATGCCTTGCTGGATAACTGCGTTAGTGCCGTGAGCATAGCCATGACCGAAAGCCACAGGCCCGAGGCGATAGATTCCTTTCTTAGCGTGATAGGGTAGGATTACTTTTGCACCGGCTTTTCTCGCAGCTGAATTGATAGCGGTCTTAACGTCCTCGCAATAGTCGCGGACAAGTGCCGAGCCTGAGTTGCTGATCAGATGGTCTAAGCGTGCTTCGTGGTTGCCCCACAGGTACACTGTTGGATTAAACATATTTAGGAAGTCGATGCCACCTTGTATGTCTTGTTTAAGACTCTCGGCAGATTCCGCATCGTTACCGACTCCACGACGCAGTGATCGGAAGTCAAAGCAGTCTCCGAGGTGTACGCGCACGGTGGGCTTATAGTCTTTAATAAATTGGTGAACGGCTTGGAACGACTCCTCGTCGACCATATCACCGTGGTTATCGCCTACTGCGACGAAGCGTATTGGGTTGCTCATTTTTTTAGGGTTAAATTCATTTGAAGGATAATCGCGTCACGCATCTTCTTAGCCTTCTCGAAGTCCTTGGATAGTTTCCGCATGATAAACACATCGACGCGTTTGAGTCGGAAGTAATAATAATTACCACCTGGTTGCTTGTAGAGATACGAACGCTCTGGGTCGAAGCGATTGAATGTAGTCGCTGGTCGGTCTTTGTTTCCGATGCGAGTGTTCTTAGGACAGGACGCTAACCAGTAGGCTCTTTGTGCGCTGATCCCGAGTCGCTCCGCATAGTCTAATTGCTCGGCAGTCAGGAAAGGACGCTCCACGTCCGTAGTGTTATCGGTTATAAACTCCATTGCTTTGCGAGCATACGTCCTTCGTGCATAATTAACTGCCGTTGTTCGGTGTCAAAGTGGTACTCCTGATCGAAGCGTACGATGTCCCGAATTTCGCAAATACTATTAGCCTCCTCAGGGTTCGCAGCTGAAATACCGGAGGTTGAAATATAGACCGTACGCACCTTCCAGCCGAGAGGGATTAAAAGTTTCTGACAGACTATCAGCTCGTTCAAATAACGCCAGTCAGTGCAAACTACGGTATCAAGTGCCATACCATCATCGTCGTAGCCTTGTGCAACTGTTTGGGCCATTATCTCAGCGAACACAGAAGGCTTTAGGTCTCTGGCAAAAGTTCCGCAGGCCACGAGAAATCGTCGATTGGTGTCCTTGAATCGGTCATCGTGAAAGTCACCTTCTAAATCGAGGCAATCGAGAAAGACATTCGCAGAGTCCTTGAGCGAGTCCGCAAAGTTAATCTTCTCCGCGTTCTTTTCCGACCACTCCAGAATGCCGTCTCCGAGCGTGTCCTTGCCTGCTCTCGCGTATCCGCAGATTAAAACCAATGTCCGTTTGGGGAAGATACTCTCCAACGGATCAGTGTGCGCTGAATCGTCCACGTTAGAATGGAGAGTCAGGCTTCGTGAAGTCAGGTACTTGAGGTGCTTCGGCGTTAAGCGTTGGCTGACCATTGGAGTTACCTAAGATTGATTTGATTGATTTAAATTTATATTTGAATTGCGGTCTGCCGTTCCATTCACCATTCGGGGTGACTTCCAAATCTACTTCTGCGACACAGTTTGCGGCGGAATCTACTAGCTCGATAAATTGGCTAATGTGCATCTGCTCTGGAGCCTGGACGTACTTGTTAGTAAATTTTCCAACAAGCATAGCGACTTGTTTAGTGCCAAATTGTGTGGAGTAGTTTTTATTAAAGCAGAGTCCTTCGGCAGTCATGAAGAA